AACTCCTAGACCGGAGAAGTTATTGGTGGATTACGATACCAGTACACATCCATTTAATTTTACGTCTGTTAAAGATAAAAGTGGTAGAGGAAACAATGCCTTTTCCGTCGCGGGTGCAATATATGACACAGACGAAAGGGCGTTCAAGTTTGATGGAACTAACGATGGTTTGTATGCTGAACATCCTATTGGAAATTCATGGGGCAGCGCCGGTATCGGTTTTCCTACGGGTGATGCGATTTACACCATGTCGTGTTGGATAAAAAAGAATCCAAGTCAACCTACTACTCATCCAGCCGTTTTTTACGTTGGAAGTGGTTGGGCTACCTACAAATTAGCGGGTATATTTTTACGTGATGCTAATAAACTCGCTGCTGATATAGGTTCGTCGGCGGTTATCTCAGCGAATCCAAATATAAATAGTGGACAATGGCATCATATAGCCATAGTAAAGCGAGGAACCGGAGCTCTCTCCACCAGTGACAGCTATATGGGACTTTTTGTAGATGGTGTTGAGATTACAGCAAAAACCCAAGATAGTAACCTTGTGCAAGCACTCGATGCCGTAGATTTTCTTTCTATAGGTTGTGATTTTAACGGTTCGATGAACTCTTTCGGTAGTGGTTTTAACGGGCATATTTCTAAACCTCAAATATGGAGTGTCGCCCTTGAACCCTCAGAAATAATGAAAGTCTACAAGTTGGGCCGAGTCGGGCGGTCCATGGTTCTAGCGGATACAAATCTACAGATTGGTGCGGGTCACCATAGTAGTATTCAATCACCACCCTATGCCACCTTAGATGTTCACGGACACGCATTGATCTCTGGTGAACTTCAGTGTATGGAGGGTAACTTCCATAAAATGCTTGGATTTGCTCGTGGTGGTGGTCACGCAGATCATCACAGAACAGATAACTGCCTCGTTGCCATGGCTGGTACAACCGTTGTGAGTAGTGGTCACTCTTATGTTTCATTTGCCATTAGAAAATCACCCAATTGGATGCCATTCTTTGTTGAAGTATATCATACTGGTGTCGACCACGACTCATCGGATCTGTTCTCAAGGGTCTCCCATTTCCATGGACGTATATACGGAGCCAGTGTAGATCATTATAACCATGGTGATGGTGTTAGTGCGTCTGCTGGTGATATGGGTGGTGATATGGTTAGATTTCGGGTATTTGTAAATAGAGAAGGGCGGCATTATGGTGTAACTATGGTCAAGTTATCTTATTATTATGGAATTAGGGGAAGAATGGATTAAAAAATAAACTCATTCTACTAATATATGAGCGACGTTGTTCTAAAAACACATTATATCATAGATCGTAGACTCAAAAATGGCTGGTGTCATGATGAAGATCGTGTTCCTACCGGCCCAAACGGTGAAGATGAGAGTAGTAACTATATTGTGATACCCATTCCAGAAGAAGACAGGGAAAAAGCTTCTATGATTAAACCATTTACTCTTGATCAGTACATGTCAGAAGATTCCAGTGGAAATTTCACAGTTTATCTAAACCCAGAAACATTCGGAACCAAAATCAAACGTCAGAAAATACAAGGAATAATACAAGAAAGAAATAAGAGAATATCCGAGACTGATTGGACCCAGCTCGCTGATGTGTACATGGATGACATTACACGTAGTAAATGGAATAATTACAGACGTCAACTACGTGATGTTCCTAATACAGGAATTACATATGACGAAAATTTTACACCGGTAAATGTCAATTGGCCAGAGCCTCCCCAGTAATCAAATCTCATTTTATGTGATAGTGACAGCTTAAAAATAAACTCTCACTATATTATAAAATGTCTGGTGGTATTGCCCAACTCGTCGCCGTCGGCGCTCAGGATGTGCACCTCGTCGGTCAACCCGAGGTTAGCTTTTTCCGCTCCACTTACAAACGTCACACGAATTTTTCCCAAACTGTCGAGCGTCAGGTCATTCAAGGCAACGTCTCGAACAACGGTATGTCCACCGTCCGCTTCGAGCGCAAGGGTGACATGCTCAACTATGTCTACCTCGTTCCCAACACAGGTACCGCGACGGTTGCCGTCGCTGACTGGACTACTGTGATCTCCAAGGTCGAATTGTTAATTGGAGGCCAGCTTGTGGATGAACAAGATTCCACTTACTCTACCCTCATTGCCCCCACTCTCTCCGCGACCTCCGCTTCTAAGTCGGTCGCTGGTGATCTCTACGGTGGCTCTACCAACGAACGGTTTTATCCCCTTCGCTTTGCCTTTTGTGAAAATTGGCAGACTGCTCTCCCACTCATTGCTCTTCAGTACCACGATGTGGAGCTCCGCATCACTTGGGGTGCCGCCGCCGCTGATTCCAGCAAGAAGTGGGACATCTATGCGAATTACGCCTACCTCGATACCCAGGAGCGTGAGATGTTCGCTTCTCAGCCCCAAAACATGCTCATCACTCAGGTCCAGAAGGCGATTGCCTCTAACTCTAAGATTCAGGAGTTGAACTACAATCACCCCGTGAAGTACCTCGCTTCCGCGGACAGTTCTGCCCTCTCCATCCTCAACAATGACAATAAGCTCAAGCTGCAGATCAACGGTACCGATGTTGCTGATTACAAGTTTGCTGATCCAAACTTCACCAACGTGCCTCTCTACTATCACACCTCCAATGCTTCCAATCCCGCTACAGCCAAGACTCTGTTCTTCTACCCCTTCTGCTTAGATTCTGGTAAGCTGCAGCCCACTGGAACTCTCAACTTCTCCCGACTTGACTCGGCTCGCATCGTTAACGACACCCGATCGGTTACAAAGGATGTCTACGCGGTCGGTTACAACGTCCTCCGTATAGAAAACGGTATGGGCGGTTTACTCTATTCTAACTAATTTTATGTGTAAATAATAAATGTGGGATCTTATATTCCTACTCGCCATCGTTTTTGTATTGACGTACGATCCTAAATCCAGGACACTCGAGACGTTTATCGGTCAACCCTCTCCATCGACCGAAAAGTCTTGTCAAAATACGCATTACGAAGCCGTCCAATTTGCCCAGACTCCCTATGAGTGCCCTCCATCGGGTAGAACTCGTATGGGAGCACTGATGTAGAATGCTTAAAAAGATAAAGCTAGGGTATTATACAAATGATCCCTTTCACTCACGATAATGTGATGATGATCGCCACAGCTGTTTCTATCATAGGTGTTATTTTCCTACTTCGGGAACTTAACAAGACTCGCGAGGAACTTTATGAACTTAGAGAATTCTCAGAGGACGTCATGGAGAGGCTCAATGGTATCGATGGAGACGAAGATGACGATGTTTTGTCGGAAATGACACCCGAAGAGGAAAAATTGATTGAATAAACATATCCGCATATTATAGCTTAACGAATGAGCAATGAAAAAGTACAAAGCGATTGCAATACCGGTTAGCTTTGCAGATGGCAAACCGAGGTTCCTCACTGTGAGAGATTGGAGATTCAAGGAATGGATATTTGTCACAGGAGGATGCCGAAGAAGAGAAATTTATAACCCAATCCGATGTGCTCTTCGAGAACTGGAAGAAGAGACCAGGGGGGTTGTATCACTAAAAAACGGTCAGTATACAGAATTTAAGTTTACACACAAGGAAAGCCCTACAGTAGAGTTAGAGTACAATGTATTCATATTTTTCGTCAATTATACCAGATCTCAACAACAGGAAATGGTACGAAAGTTCTATGAAGAGAAGCAAAAAACAGCAGTAAAGAAGGCTAACCATCAACCATACAAGAAAACATACGATGAGAATGATTTTATGAGTTTTGACACTCTAGAAGAATTCAACTCACGAAAGCGTTGGAAACTTATCGTTGATAACGTGATTAAAAACCCAGAGTTTTACTCATGCATAAGTTCTCACAATAGAAAAACCTTCTCTATTAAATAATGAAGTCTAAGGCTTACATATTGATGCAGATTGAAAAGCTTCTTGATAAGAATCGGGGAATGTGTGAAGATGAGATCAATCAGTGGAAGGATGAGAATAAAGACAAAACTGTATATGAACTTTTAGTTATAAAAAAAGAATTAGCTGAAAAAAAGGTGTACCCAGATGTATCATTTATGAAGTGGTTTAGAGACGACGACTAATAAATAGATATGTTTAAGAGTTGGTGCGCATCTCAAAAATTTGACAATGCAACCAATCTATCACATGTGCTCATGGACGGAGGAAAACTCTCTGTGCCATTTGATAGGTTGAACGACTTTTATGATAAATACATAGAAGCTATTAGCTCCAATGAGAAGCTGTTTGTTGTGGAACAAAAGACTCCCACTTACAACTTCTTCATTGACATTGATTACAAGGACAAAGAATCCCTCGCTATAGAGGAGATCAAATCCATCTGTAAAATCATATGTGACAAGGTGAAGCGTCATGGTGGTAAAAAGTGCTTAATCTCTGTATCACCCCCAAAGACGGTTGGTGACTTTATCAAGACTGGAGTACATCTAAACTGGCCAGACTTCGTTGTAGACCAAAGTTCGGCGATTGCTTTGAGAGAACATGTACTCGTAGCCCTCGCCACAGCTAAGAGTTCATATGATTGGAATGATATCATAGACGCAGCTGTGTATGGTGATATTCGTAGAAAGACCAAGGGGAGTGGATTTAGAATGCCATGGTCCTATAAGAGGGCTAAGCATGATGCTTGTGGTGGTCAGGGTTGCCCGGGGTGTGACAAGGGTAAGGTGAACCAACTCGCGTACCTACCCGTTTTCATGTACACCCCAGAGCCCTTGAGTACAATTATTCGTGTGCAACCCACACCTAGTGTGGAACTTTTGAAAATGTCTGCAGTTCGTACAGATGCTCCTCAAACGGCATTTGTTCAGCCACCTTCAGCACCTATCAGGGAGGGTTCTTTTACAGAAGATGAAACAAAGGATGAACTTCAGGATGAAGAGCTTAAATCGCTCATACAGATGTTCGTTAGGAAGAATCTTGAAGGGCAATCGAATGCTTACATCACTAAACTTTTCAAACACAAGAACACTTTCCTAGCCGC